CACGACGCGTGGGTGGACGGAGTGGACGCAGGGGTTCGAATTTGGTTCGGCCATCTCGCAGTTTGATGCGACGGGTGACGAAGAAGCGCTAGACTATGGGCGAACCATGACGATGGAGAAGATGGCACCCCATGTGAGCCACTTCGGTGTCCATGATCATGGTTTTAATAATGTCAGCACCTATGGCAATCTTCTTCGCCTGATGCACTTGGGCAGAGATCAAAATCGGCGCCCATGACGGGGGCTGGTTCTACGGGGTGGATTACACTTTGTCCGGTGGTGAGGGCGGCGGCGGACCTTGCGCCGATGGCCCACATGTCAGCCGCGGCGAAGCGGTTCTGGCTGGCGTGAAATATCTACGCAGCCGGATAGGCGACCGGCTCGCGAGCGCACCGCTTCATGCTGACTGGCTGGACGGGATTGAGCAGGGCCTAGAGCAGCCGTCTTTGTTCGAGGACGCAGCATGACCGCCAAGCTCCACATATGCGCCCTGTGCTCGGCTCGGTTTGGAAGTGAAAATGCGGCCGCCAATCACATCAAGGCGAAACACGCGACGGATCTGGTTTACCGGGATGGTGAGCAGCCGCCAGCACGTCCGCGCGGTGTGCCGAGGCAGCGCCGCCGATTGCGTTGCCCCAAGCCTGATCGGTCCTATTCGCGTCTCTGGCGGATTGTGGACGGGGCGGTTGCGGATGCCTTCAATCAGCACCCGGAATATTTGAAGGGCGCGCGTCGGTCCGTGGTGTGCAACAGCATCACGAAGCGAGTGACAGGCGCTGTAATGGGCTTTGCCTCTGAACAGGCAAGGGGCCGGTCTGGTAGCCAATCCAGCGGCTGTGATGGGGAAGATGGGGCACTAACCCCTCTCCCCGCGCGATGGGTTTTGACGGCCTGTCGTGTGCTTGGCGGGATAATGCCCGCCAAGCAACAGCGGGGAGGCGCTGAACACGTCTCCCCGCACTCTTCTCCCGCGATTGAATCGAAAGGTGGTGTGTGATGGCGAATGAATGTGGATACACGACGGAAAAATGCGACCGAGATTCATGGCGGGTGTTTGATCCGACCGGTGAAATTGTCGGGTTTGCCATCGCTTTAATGAATGGTCGCTGGTCGGCCAATGACACACATGGGGGGCGCATAGAGCGCCGGACGTTCGAGACACCGCAGCATGTCCGTGACTGGTTTAGCGAGAGGGCCTCGTCATGACGAATGAATGTGGTGGCTCGCAAGGCTCGCTCCGGTCCTCGCAGACTGCGGTCCGGGAGTATTTTGAGTGCGCTTGTGATGACGCTGAGCACGTCATCAGGGTCACGCGGGAGAGCGCACTTTTCCCACTTGGCGGCTACCCGTGGCCGACGGTGTATGTGCAGGTTCAGATGGGCCGCTTCTTGCCTCTGCACAGGCGAATTTGGGTGGCTATCAGGTTCGTATTTGGCGCTCAAGACTGCCATTGGGCCGACACCATCCTGACAGACGGGAACGTCGAGCGCTTACGGGACCTTCTCGACGCGGAGATCGCGCTGTCTTTAGCAGACTACGAAGCGGACCCCAACCCCAACACGGAGACCGGACAATGACGCAATTCCGCAAGCTCACCCGCAAAGAGCGAGAGCAAGCCGGTCGGCTGACCTGGTACGCCCTGAAAGCCCGTCCGCAGGGCGAGTATCGGTTGCAACGGGTTCTTTCGGACATGGGCATCACGGCCTTTGTTCCCTCTGAATGGCGCTGGCGCAAGAAAAGCCGATATGCCGAGCCGAAGAAGACCCAATTCCCGGCGTACAAATCCATCGTCTTTGTGGGTGAGGGGGCAAACCGTCTTGACTGGTATCGGCTCTCCGAGATCCATCTGATCATCGGGTGCCTTGCGAACCCGTCCACGGGCTTTCCGCGGGTGATCAACGCCGATGACATCCAGCAGGTCATGAAGGCGGCGACAACGCCACTCTTCGAGCTCCACGATGAAGCGCCGGCCGATCTTGAGCGCTTCCAGCCGGGCGAGCGCGTGCGCATCACGGATGGCATTCTTGCGGGCGAGGTATTGACCATTCGGGAGATCGCGGACGGTGTGGCCCACTTCAAGCGTGATCTGCTTGGAAAGGAGGTCGATATTCCCGTCTCCGTGGAAGACATGGACCTCGAGCCGAAAGCCGCGTAACTAGATATTGACCCTGCCCCCAGATCAGGCGTAGATTGACACCAGATATGGCGGGTTCGACCCGCCCCAGTGGAACCGATCCGCAGCACTCACGGCAGGACTGCCGAGGCACCTGTCAGCCGAGCGGCGCACTGGAAGTCGATAGGCAAGCGCCTAGCCCATTGACGGGTCGGGCGCTTTGTCGTGTCCAAACACCCTTCCCCGGTCACACTCACTCTGACAATCCTTGAACCGAGGGCCGGAGGAAGGGTTGCTACAGTGGCCCCATTGGTCGAGCGTCCTAGGGATCAGTTGCACAGGTAGTCGCTGTGCTAGGCGCGGCGGATGGGGTTTGCGGTCCCGACTTGGCCGCACCTTTTTGCCGACGCTGGCAATATGGTCGCCACCCCGTAGCTCAACTGGATAGAGCGCCAGACTTCGAATCTGGAGGTTCGGGGTTCGACCCCTCGTGGGGTGGCCATAAACCGAGCCGGAGGGAAAATGACCAAGCCAACCCTGCCCGAAAGCATCATGAGCCAGTCATTCGGCCTCACCGGCGGCCAGATCACCCAGATCGAAATGCTGGGGGCCATGCTCGACCGGGCCAAGGCTTCGGGAGCCATCGCAGCGGCAGCATGGATCGACCCGGACGGCACGCCTCACCTGGAAGCAGAGTTCGAGGCGACCATCATCATGGAAAGCGAGTCCTGACATGACCAATTTGCAGCTTCAGGCCCGGCAATCCTGGTGGGTTCCTGCCTACATCGGCGCGGTCAAGGCGCTTCTCGTCATCATGGCTCCCTTCATGACCCAAGATCACATGGACCGGTTCGCCCGGTTCGTCGCCAATACCATCGGGCGCTATGGTTTCAAGGTTGTCGCGGTTCCGACCGGTACTGAGACTATCTGACATGACCGATCGCGAACACACCATCACCGCATCAATTCTCACTGCTGGAATGCTGGCAGCTTTTGCCCTTGGCGCTCCATGTGGTGCCGTATGGGTGATGACACAGTCCGGAGGGTGAGCTGATGGCTGGTGGGCGCCCCTCGAAAAAGTCCAGCCTCGATCTCAAGCAGGTAGAGCGCCTAGCACGGAAGGGATGGACCGACGAGGAGATGGCCGCATTCTTCGAAGTGGACCGCGCGACCTGGTATCGCTGGAAGGCGCAAGACCAGAAGTTTTGCGACGCCCTAAAGGAATGGAAGCAGGAAGCCGACGCCCGTGTTGAGCGCAGCCTGTATGAGCGCGCCATCGGGTACGAGCATCCTGACATGCATGTGTCCAACTATCAGGGGCAGGTCACGCTTACGCCCGTCCAGAAGCGATATGCGCCCGACACGACAGCGGCGATCTTCTGGCTGAAGAACCGCGACCCTGAGAATTGGCGCGACAAGCAAGAGATCGACCACCGCAGCCCTGATGGCTCGATGTCCCCGGCTGTTGATGCGTCCCGCCTGTCAGATACCGCGCTCAAGGAGCTGATGGATGCCCGCCGCAAGTCTGACGCTGACGAAGGCTGACTGGCAGGCAATTGAGCGGGAGGCGTGTCGTAGGTCGCTTGCGGAGTTCGTGCGGTGTGCATGGCATGTTGTCGAACCGGGGCAACCTTATGTGCATGGCTGGCATATTGATGCGATTGCCGAGCACCTGGAGGCGATCAGTCGAGGCGAGATAACCCGGCTGCTGATCAACGTGCCGCCCGGCACCATGAAGTCACTCATGACGGCTGTGTTCTGGCCTGCTTGGGAGATGGGACCGCAGGGGCGCCCGCATACACGCATTGTCGCGGCCTCGCACTCGGAGACGCTGGCGATCAGGGACAACCGGCGATGCCGGAACCTGATCAAGTCGGACTGGTATCAGGAGCTGTGGGGCGATGCCGTCCAGCTCGTGAGTGACCAGAACGAGAAAAAGAAGTTTGAGACGACCGCGACCGGCTTTCGACAGGCCATCGCATTTACCGGGACAACCGGTGTTCGCGGTGACCGGTTTGTGATCGATGACCCGATGAGCGTTGATGACGCCTCGTCAGACACAAAGCGGGACGCGATCAATACGACATTTGCTGAGGCCATTACGACGCGCCTGAACAATCCGGACAGGTCGGCCATCGTGGTCATCATGCAGCGCCTGCACGAAAAGGATGTGTCCGGCCTGATCCTGTCCCGTGAACTTGGGTATGAACACCTGATGCTGCCGATGGAGTTCGAGCCTGATCGGGCTTGCCGCACATCGATAGGCTTCACGGATCCGCGCACGCAAGACGGTGAATTGCTCTTTCCTGAGCGTTTCTCCCGAGAGGTCGTGGAGCGCGACAAGCGGGTGATGGGGTCTTACGCGACGGCCGGCCAGTTCCAGCAACGTCCGGCGCCGCGTGAAGGTGGCATGTTCAAGCGGGCATGGTTCGAGATTGTCCCCGCTGCACCGGCTGGTGGACGATCCGTGCGGGTGTGGGATTTGGCGTTGACGCAAGCCAAGCAGGGCAGTGACCCGGATTATACCGCAGGGCTTCGCATGAAGAAGGTCGGCGGCGTCTACTATGTCGAGCATGTGATCAGGGATCGGCTCTCGCCCGATGGCGTTGAGAGATTGATTCAGAACACAGCCTCGCAGGATGGCCGGGAAGTTGCCCAGCGCCTGCCTGCCGAGGTCGCCACGGGCGGCGCTTGGCCCCAACGCATTGTGAAGCTCTTGGCCGGGTATGACGCCCGGATCGAACGTGAACTGACCAAGGGCAAGAAGGATTGGCGGGCAACGCCTGTCAGCGCTCAAGCCGAAGCTGGAAACGTGAAACTGGTCAAGGGCGCGTGGAATGACGCATTCCTTGATGAGGTGTGCGTTTTCCCCGCTGGCGCTCATGACGACCAGGTCGATGTGCTTTCCGGCGCGTTCAATGCGCTGACGAAGCCTGACGCGCCCCCGCTCTCCGGTTCATCCGGCTGGAACTGACAGGATCTCCGATGACTGACGATATGCTCGCCGTCTCCGGCGATTACACAGCCATGTCCGGTTACTGGGATGTGGTTGAAACCATGATGGCCGGTACGAAGGCGATGCGGGCGGCTGGCAAGACCTATCTGCCGCAATTCCCCGGCGAGTCCGATGATGACTATGAGTACCGCCGCAAGACCGCCAAGTTCACGAACATCTTTCGGGACATTGGCGAGAATCTGAGCGCGAAGCCGTTCACCAAGGAAGTATCCCTGGCCAAGCCGGAGGCGTTCACGGACTTCACAGATATTGTTGAGGACATCGACGGCGCGGGCAATCACCTGAATGTCTTTGCGGCGGATACGTTCTTCCGGGGCGTCACCCGCGCGATCGATTGGATTTTTGTGGATTATCCGCCGAAGCGTCCGGGGTCTGACCTGCCCACCGCTCGCCGCTCCGGTGCGCGCCCGTACTGGGTCCATATCCCGGCGACGGAAATGCTGGCCGTTTACTCTGCAATGGTCGGGTCGAAAGAAATCATCCACTACGCCCGGATGCGTGAAACCGTTGTCGAGCGGGACGGGACCGAAGAGACCGAGGTCACGCAGGTCCGGGTTCTGGTTCGTGACCCGATTTACGATGATGACGGGGTTGTGGTCGACTATGCGCCTGCCCGCTTTGAGGTCTGGCGTCAGACGGAATCCGAGGTCACGACGAACGGCAAGACCGAGGCAAAGACGGTCTGGACGCTCGATCATTCCGGCTCGATCACCATTGGTGAGATTGCCCTTGTGCCGTTCATCACCGGCCGGCGCCACGGCATGTCCTGGCGCTTCTCCCCGGTGCTGCAAGACGTGGCAGACCTGCAAGTTGAGCACTACCAGCGTGAAACCAATCTCAAGTTCGCTGAGACGATGACGGCTTATCCGGTTCTCGCTGGCAATGGCGTGATGCCGGAGATCAGCGCGGACGGGAAGCCACGGCCGATCAAGCGCGGCCCCAACAGTGTGCTTTATGGCGGCGTGCGCGATGGCGTGGCTGGCACATGGGAGGTGATTGAGCCTTCCGCGACAAGCCTGCAATTTCTCGCCAGCCAAGTTGAGACAATCGAGACGCAGATGCGAGAGCTTGGCCGCCTGCCCCTCACGGGCGGCACGGCAGGGCTGACACAGGTCGCCGCAGCGTTCGGATCGCAAAAGGCGTCCAGCGCCGTCCAGATGTGGGCCTTTGGCCTCAAGGATGCGTTGGAGCGGGCTTTTGTCCTGACCGCCAAGTGGATGGAAGTCGCGAAATCGCCCGAAGTTAATGTCCACACCGACTTTGCCGTGGAGTTCAGCGGCGAAAGCGATTTCGCGGACCTGACGAAGGCTCGCGAGAATGGCGAGATCACCCGTGAGACGTATTGGCGTGAGCTGAAACGGCGCGGGAAGCTCTCGGCTGATTTTGATCCCAAGGCTGAAACGAAGGGCCTTGAGGAAGAATACCCCGGCGATGACGACATCATTGCATCCGGGGCGACCAATGCGACTGGCGAGACGCCGGACGCAGCCTAAGCCGCGCGGGAAGCGCACCCACCATCATCACGGGAAGTGAGATACCAGTCATGGCACTGAAAGCAGTTATTGATTCAATCGACGGCCTCGACGATGGCGTGAAGCCGCTCTATCGGGAAATCGAAGACGACGGCGACATGAAGGGCAAGTTCGTGCTCGACGTTGAGCCGCACGCAGGCTTCGCCCTGGAAAATGTCGAGGGGCTGAAATCGGCACTCGGCAAGGAGCGCACGACGCGCGAGACGCTGGAACGCCAAGTCGTCAAGTTCAAGGATATTGACCCGGACAAGGCGCGCGATGCGCTGGCCCAGTTGGATGAGCTGGGTTCGCTCGATCCGGCGAAGGAAGCCGACAAGATCGCGAACACGAAGTTCGAGGCCGCGAAGTCGCAGCTTCTTGAGCGCCACGGTGCCGAGATCAAGGCCAAGGAAGACCGCATCGGGCAGTTGACGGGCGAGGTTGAACGCCTGTTGGTCGAGCAGGTCGCCACGACGGCCATCGCGGAAGCGAAGGGCTCTGTCGAGCTGCTTCTCCCGCACATCACGAAACACACCCGCGTCAAGGAGGTGGACGGCAAGTTCATCACCGAAGTCGTGGACAAGGACGGCAATACCCGGATCGCGGATAGCGCGGGTACGCCGATGGATATTGCGGGCTTGGTGGCGGATATGCGCCGACCGGGTTCGCCGTTCGAGCGCGCCTTTGACGCGCCGGACACGTCGGGAAGCGGGAAGCGCCCCGGCAACGGAAGTCCCGGGGGATCTGGGCAACTCAAGCGAAGCCAAATGACCGTGAAGCAAAAGTCTGATTATCAGACGGAGCATGGTCAAGCGGCGTTTCTGAAGCTGCCTAAATAGGAGATTCCCCAATGGCAGACGAAACCACTCTCAATTCGGACATGGTGATCTACAATCGCCTTGCCCAAACCGCATACCTGGAACGCATTCAAGACAATCTGGCTGTCTTCAATGCTGCGTCTCAAAACGCGCTGGTGCTGACCTCTGAGGCCATCGAAGGCGACTTCTCGAAAGACGCTTTCTATGAAATCGGCGGCGCTGCGGCTCACCGTAATGTCAACTCGTCTTCGTCTGTCGAAGGCTCCGCCATCGGCACTGACGAGATGATCGGCGTGAAGACCCCGTGGAAGTACGGCCCGTACAAGACCACGGAAGAGGCCTTCAAGCGTCGCAATCGCTCGGTTGACGAGTTCGCCTATCTGATCGGCCAGGACGCGGCTGACGCCACGCTGGCCTACATGATCGAAGCGGCGTTCGCTTCGCTCGAGGCTGCCATCGGTGCCAATGCCAGCATGACCACGACTGCGGCATGGGCGACGCACGGCAAGAAGGTGCTGACCCGCGGTATGCGTCTCTTCGGCGACCGCTTCAATCGCATCGCCATGTTCGGCATGGATGCATCGACCTATTTCGATCTGGTCGATGATGCCATTGACGACAAGCTGTACGAAGAGGCCGGCGTGATCGTCTACGGCGGGACGCCGGGGACGATGGGCAAGCCGGTGCTGGTCACGGACAAGGCTCCGGCTGACACCATCCTCGGCTTGCAGGCTGGTGCCGCGAAGATCACGGAGTCGCAAGCTCCGGGCTTCCGCCTCTACAATATCGACGATCAAGAGAACCTGGCTCTGGGCTATCGCTCGGAAGGCGCGTTCAACGTCGATCTTCTGGGCTACGGCTGGGATGTGGACAGTTCCGCTCCCGCCAACCCGAACAAGACGCAGCTCGGCACCGGTGCTAACTGGCGCAAGTACGCGACCAGCGACAAGGCCACGGCTGGCGTCCTGATCGACCTGTCCGGCTCGTAAGCCGGTCAACCGACCATCCAATCAGAGAAAGCGGCGGTGCGGGATGTGCCGCCGCTTCTCGTCGCGGGAGGGAGTCCCATGGAAGTCATCTACTCTGCACAGCGTGACGGGTTCGAAGCCGGGAAGGTCTATCGCAACCCACGCTATTTCGACGCCCCGATGGGCAATGAGACCAAGGTCATCGTCTGTGGTGACTGGCCTGATGTTGCGAGCGCGTATCGCGACGCGGGCGTTGAAGTTGAAATCCGCCCCGGCCCGGTCAAGGCTGGACAAGTTCCGCCGATCCCGGAAGGGCTGAAAGCGCAGGTCGAGACAGGAGCGCCTGTCTATGATCCGCGCCGCGATATGACGCGCGAAGATGTCCAATCCGCCATTCGCGATGGTTCAAGGGCGGCTATTGAACTGTCCACGCGCGTTGGCAAGCGCACCACAGAGCAACCCGTCGCCATTCCGGCTGACTGGAACGAGATGCATTGGAAGTCTCGTCAGAAGCTCGCAGAAGAGATTGACCCGGACTTTGTGCCGGACCCGGCCAACCGCGTTCCTTCGATCGACGCCTTCATCAAGGCGGAAGTGGCCAAGCGCAGTGCCGGTGGCGATCAGTGAGGGTTTACGCCTTCCCCGACCCGCGCGGTTGCGGTGATGCCGTCCTGGCTGCTGCGAAGCACCGGGGGCATGAGGCCATAGCCTCCATTGCTTGTGCGAATGCCGCCTATGTGCGCACGGTGAATTACGGGCATGGCCGCGAGCAATGCCTGCAAGCGCTCAAGATGTTCGGTGACGCGCATTTGCCCTGCATTCCTGGTGCTGGCGCGGCTGACTGGTATGACGACAAGCTGGCGCAGGTTGATCTTCTGCGTGATTGGATGCCGGACACACTGGTTCAGGATACGCGGGACGGCGCGATTGCTCACCTGCCCGCGAATGTGGCCTATCCGTTTATCTCCAAGACCGCGTTCGGTTCCGGCTCGGCCAATGTCCGCTTGATCCGCAATGAGGCAGAGGCCCGCGCTGAAATCGACGCCGCATTCGGGCCGGGCCTCCCGGTCAAGGGTGGCGTCCAACAGGGCTATGTGTACTGGCAAGAGCTGATCCCCGGCAATACGCGCGATATCCGCGTGATTGTCGCAGGGCGTCGCCTCTATGGCCTGATCAGGCAATGCCGGGATGATGTGCCGTTCGCGTCCGGTTCCGGCCGCACGTCCCCGATCATGGCGCTTGATGATCCGCAGGTTCGCAACGCCTTCTCTATGGCTGACGAGATTGCCGAGACGATCAACGCGCCGTGGTCTTGCTACGACTTCGTGTTCGATGGCGATCGGCCCTATTGCCTTGAGGTTTCGACCTCATGGACAGAGGCGTCATATACCGATTGCGCCGTATTCGACCGGGCAACGCTCGAACCGACCGGGGAGGCCGGCGGGAGTTGGCCTGACTTCGTGATTGACGAGCTCGAAAGGCTGACGGCATGAACGTGCTCGTCACCGGCTGTCACGGCTTCGTCGGACACAATGTCTGCAAGGCGCTATTGGCTGCCGGGCATCACGCTGTCGGGACCGACCGGCTCGACGGCGCCATCAGCGAAAAGTCGGCCCGGGTCCGCGCGATAGCTGATGCCGGACTCGAGTATGTCGAGGCGTCCCTCGCTGATCCTGGCCAAGTAGATGCGCTCTTTGCCGGAGCGAAGTTCGATTGCGTCATCCACCTCGCTGCACAATTCCCGGTCAAGCACACACGCCAGACGGTCGACCAGTATATCGCGAGCAATGTGACGGCCTTTGCCAACGTTCTGGAGTCCTGCCGGGATCATGGCGTCGGGCGGGTTGTCTACTCCAGCTCGATCACGGCGAAGCATGGCGCGCGCCCTTCGTCCATGTATGCGGCAACGAAGCAGTTCGGCGAGCTGATGGGGCATGTCTACACCCGGCTCGGTCTGGAGATCGTCGCGTTGCGCCTTGGGGCCGTCTACGGCCCGATGATGCGGGACGACGCGGGCATCTGGAAAGTGACAAACAGCGTTCTGGACCGCCGTCCGATGCCCAAGACCTCGGCTTTCAACGGCCTGCACGAGATGGTGTTCATCAACGACGTGGCCCGGTGCATGGCGGCGTTCGTGAGCGCTGACCTTCCGTCGCCTTTCGTGCTGGAAACGCTGTGTGCGCCGGAGGCATCCGCCAATTACGGCCATGTTGCCGATATCGTCGGTGAGATCACGGGCCTGAGCCCGATCATGCCTGTCGGATACCGGCCCAAACCGCGCGGCCCTGTCGCGGACTGCGCGGGTATCTACGGACTCATCGGTGACGCACCGACAATCACGCTCCGGCCCGGCCTCGAACGCCTGGTCCAGTCAATTCGGGAAGGCAAGCAATGAGCAATCCGACGCTGACGATCATGACATTCCTGTTCGAGAAGCCGCGCCAATGGCAGCGCACCGGGCGGGCCTCCTACGATCACCGGCACGTCAACGCGCTTTACCACATGTGCCTTGCCAATATCCGCATCCCTTTTCGTTTCGTGTGCCTCACGGACACGCCGGACGGTATCGAGTGCGAGACCCGGCCTTGCTTGCCAGCGATCTTCGTGAATGGCGAGGACGCCTGCTATCGACGCCTGCAAGCCTTCGCGCCTGAGTTTGAGGCGGAAATCGGCAGCGACTTCCTTTGCTGGCTCGATCTGGATGCCGTCTTCACCCGCGATGCGACCGGCATCTTCCAGAGCGCTATGCAACACGACTTCACCGCGATGGAAGGTTCGGTCTGGCAGAAGGACGGAACCTCCTGTTGCCACTACAACGGCTCCTTCGTCCTCTGGCGCGCCGGCGCGCATAACTTCCTCTGGTCCGATTTCGATCCGGCGACCTTCTACGACCAGCGCGAGGCCTACAAGATGCCGAACGGCCGGCGTCCCTTGGGCTCGGATCAAGCCTGGTTCTCGGTTCGGCTCGGACCCGATGCCAACAAGATCGGGGTGGCCGATGGTGTCGCCCAGCAGCGCGCCGTGAAGACCTCGGACGATCCAGCGATCTATTTCTTCGCGGGGCGCAACGATCCGTGGAGCAAGGAAGTCCAGGTCGAGCGCCCCGATCTTCACGCGCTCTGGCAGTGCTATGCGAGCGACAAGGTGTTGCCCGCTTCCGGCAAGGCTGGCCGGGCGATGGTCCTGATGCCGGGTTCCGATGTCTGGACCGATGCGCAGAGGGCGATGGAGGCCGGGGTGTCCGGTGTCATCGCCCATCCCCACGCCGCGCTGCAATGGCCGAACCCGGTTGATGGCGTGGCGCTCGATACCCGCCGGGCCTGTGAGCTGGCCGACGCGCTCGGCTTTGATGAAACCGCGATCTGCGGTGCCTATTCGGCAGCGGCTTAAGGAGGCTCCCATGCAAGACCCTGCATTCATGGTTATCCGCGTCGGCAAGCATCGCGAGAAAATCCGCGTTGCCGACTACAAGCCGGAGAAGTGGCCAGAAGGTCATGAGGTTTTGGCCGGCGTTCCGTCCATCCCGGCTGAAATCGCCGCTGCAGCTGAAAACACGACCGCTGAGAGCGTTTCTGATGCTTTGGGGGCACCGGGTGCAGAAAGCGACGAAACGCCCGCCAGCGAGCCGGAGAGCGGCGATCTGGACGCACTCAAGGTGCGGGCCGACGAGCTGGGCATTCCCTACGGCGCGAATATCGGCGCCCCGACTCTGGCCAAGCGTATCGCGGAAGCTGAGGCCTATATCGACGGTGAAATGGAATGACGACTATCGCTTATCGTGACGGCGTTATGGCCTCAGACTCGCACATCGGGTGCAATGGCGTGCGCAGCGGGAACACACAGAAAATGTTCCCCCATGATGGCGGCGTCATTGCCGGGTCGGGAGCTTTTGGCGAGGTGCTGCGCTTCAAGGATTGGATCGTTGATGGTGCCGATCCAAGCAAGCAGCCAGAGCTGAAGGAAAGCGACGTCATCTGGATTCAGTCGGATGGCTCATTCACCGAGTTCGACCCATCCGGTCGACTGACCTACGAAGCGCCATTCTACGCCATCGGCTCCGGTCGCGAGATTGCCATCGGGGCTATGGCGGCGGGTGCAACGGCGGAAGGGGCTGTCCGCATCGCTTGCGAATGGGATGGTGGCACCGGGGGCGAGGTTCATGTCGTGCGTTTGATGCAGGGTGATAACTAATGGGCTTCCACGCTTCCCCGACCAACGGCGCATTTGCCGTCTACCGCGCGGGTGCCAAACGAGCGCTGCGAACGGGCCTGACCAAGTTTGAGGCATGGAAAGAAGCCTGCCGCCTCGCGCGCGGTTCGCAGGCACGCGCCTATCTTCACGACAAAGGCGGTCGCATCCGTGTCCGCAAAGATTACACAGGGGTGAGCGCTGATGAGTAGCTACGGTACCCTTGCGGCATCCAAGGCCTATCACGCGGATCGCGGCAATACGGCTTGGGCTGCGGCTGATGACCCCGACCTGACCATTGCTCTCCTGCGAGGCTCTGAGTATGTGGACGCGCGCTATCGTGGTGCGTTTTCCGGTGCCAAGACAGGCGAGCGTGATCAAGTCCGTGAATGGCCCCGCACTGGCGCGACGGATGCCAGTGGATACACAATCGCCACTGATGCGGAGCCTATCGAGGTCGAGTATGCGACCTATGAGGCGGCGCTTCGTGAGCTGGCAACGCCCGGCTCGCTCCTGCCAGACGTGACGCCTTCTGCGCAGGTCAAGCGCAAGCGGATCGAGGGCATCATTGACACTGAATATGTCGCGCCGTCCGGCCCGGCATCGGCCCGGCCCGTCATTGCGGTGATTGATGCAATCATGGCCCCGCTTGTTGGCGGTGGTGTTTCGGCTCTTGTTGGCTCTTCGGTGCGCTCCTGATGGTGACCGTCGATTACATGGCCATTCGGGCAGAGGTTGCCGAGGCGATGGCGGAAGTCAGCCAAGGCGAAATCAAGATTGCCGTGACGACGCCGGGCAATGGCCCTGCGCACAATCCGGGGCGTCCGACTGTCGCTTACACGACGCTAAACGGCGCTGCGGACGGTGTGACGAAGGAATACCAGGACCAGGCCCTGGAGGTCGGCGCGGATATGGTCGTGAAGACCGAGGTTATTGCTGGCATCGATCCCGAATTGAGTGATCACCTGCTGGTTGATGGTATCCGACGCGAGATTGCCAAGTTCAAGCCGAAGCCATCAGCCGGTATCGCGGTGCAGTGGATATTTTTCGTCAAGGGTGCTGGCGTCACGGTTGATGAAGAGGCGTAACAAATGGCCCGTCGTCCGACCCAACGCCAGATATTTGAAGCGCTGGAGGAGCGTTTCGGCCGGGCGGTCGCGGTGGCCTTTACCGAGTCCGTCAATGACCTTCGCGCCGGGGTTTCGCTCTCCGAAGTGATCGCCGCACTTGAGGCTGGTGACATCGAACGGGCTGTCAGGGCGTTCAACCTTGACCCGTCCGCGATGCGGCCTCTCGAGCGCTCAATTGCGCTAGCCTATGAGACGGCGGGCGGGCAGGTCGCGGCGTCAATAACGGCGGCGGCCAACAGGTCCGGCCTGCGCACTGTCATGCGCTTCAACTTGCGCAATCCGCGTGCTGAGCAATGGCTTGTCGAGATGGCCTTGCGCAACACGACGGCATTTACGGCGGATCAAGTTGACACGCTCCGGGAGGCCCTTCGCTCTGGCATGGAAGCGGGCAGGGGGCCGCGCAACACGGCTCTGGACGTGGCGGGGCGCATTAATCGCCAGACAGGGCGTCGCGTCGGTGGCGTGATTGGGCTGACCGGGCAGCAGAGCGGTTATGTGGCTTCGGCCCGTGCAGAGCTGGCTTCGGGCGATCCCGCCCAGATGCGCAATTATCTGACCCGCTCGCTTCGGGACAAGCGTTTTGACGCGACGGTGCGCGAGGCCATCGAAAACGGCGTACCCGTGGATGCAGACACGATCACCCGCGCGACCGGACAGTATTCGGACACGCTTCTGCGGCAGCGCGGCGAAACCATTGCGCGAACGGAGAGCTTGCAGGCCCTCAACGCTGGCCAGAACCAGGCATTTCGCCAGTCGATTGATGACGGGCTTGTCGAGGCCGACGCGATCACGAAGGAATGGGACAGCGCTGGCGATGGCCGGGTCCGCGACGCCCACGCCGATATGGATGGCGACACTGTGACGATGGACGAGGCCTTTACCTCGCCGTCCGGAGCGCGTTTAATGCACCCGCTCGACGGCAGCTTGGGCGCACCCGCAAGTGAGATCATCAGTTGCCGGTGCCGGGTAAGCTACAAGGTCGATCACTTCCGGGGGCTTGAATGAGCGGTGAAGACACAATGCGACTGGTGCGGCTGACCCTTGCCGCCCGTGGCGACCTCAACGCCTCGATCACTCGGTTCGAGAGCGCCGTCATGCGTGACGACCCGGAAGAGCAGGAGCGCATCAGGGCCGAAGCCCATGCGCACCTTGATAGCACGCTCGATCTTGCCGGTGAGGCCGTATCGGCCTCGCATGAGAGCGTCATCGGAAAGCTGCGCGGCGGCTAATCAATGGGAAAATTTAGCGCCTCAGTGAGTGCCTGGGTCCGCAAGACCGAGGCGCGGCAAAATGCTGTCCATCGCCGGGCTGCGGAGCTTCTGTTTGAGGCGTCCAACCTGCCTGTCGCCAAGGGCGGCAAGATGCCGGTTGATTTCGGGTTCTTGCGTGCCAGCTTCGACGCATCCCTGCACGGGATGCCGGTTGGCCCGCAACGGCCGGAAGAGGGCGGGACGCCTGACAATGGCGGAAACATCGCAACCGTCCTTACCAGCGCTTCGATTACAGACACGATCTGGGCAGGCTGGACCGCGGTTTACGCACGTCGGCAAGAGTATGAACACCACGGCTTTGCCCGATCCGCTGCGGCGCGCTGGCAGGAATTCGTCGACCAAGCCGTCCGTGAGGCGAAAGCCGCGATCCGATAGGAGACCTTCATGGCCGTGGTTGCGATCCACAGCGCGATATTGAACGCGCTGTCCCTTCACTATGCCGATTTTGAGCATGATGACGTGTCGGTTCTCGGACATGTCGGCTTGGAGGTCACACCGCCTGATACCGACCTCTGGCTGGAAGCCGCATTGATCAGAAACGAGCCGTTGCAACCGTTCATGGCGCACAGCGCCACAGTCTATGAGCGCGGTATCTTCCAGGTCGGAGTTTGCGACCGGCTCGGCCTTGGAGAAGTGCCAAGCTCGGAAGTCGCTGATGCGGTTGCCGCGCATTTCAAGGCTGGCACCAAGCTGACAGCCAGCGGCATCACCGTTCACATCGATCGCCGCCCGACCGTGGGCGCAGCGGTGAAATACGACACCAAGATCAAGACCCCGGTGAGCATCCCGTATTGGGTTGAGGCTCCCGGCGAGGTCACCACGTAGTTCGCGCCAGAGGCGCAACCGGCGCGGTCCCGTATGGCCGATGACAGCCCCTTTAACGGGGCTTTTTTCATGACAGAAAGGAGCCTCCAATGGCTTTCAATACCGGTTCGAAGGTCTACATCTGTGAGACCGCGCAATCCAGCGGCCTTGATCAATCTGGCTTCGAAGCCCTCGAATGGATCGAGACGCCAAATGTCGGCACGCTTCCCGATGTTGGCCGCGCGCAAGACGAGCTGACATATCCCACGCTCGCTGATGGCGTGCAGAAGGGCAAGGGGCCGGTCAACTACGGGTCCGGTGACTTTGATGTGTCCCGTGAAGGCACCAACCTTGGCCGTGACGCGTTCGCTGCTGCCGCGCTCACTGAGCTCGACTATGCTGTGAAGATTGTCGGCCCTGATGCCGTTTCCGGCGTCACCACGGCGAGCATCGATTATCTGCGCGGCAAAATCGCCGGCCCGGTTGTTCCCGGCGGCGGTCCTGATCAGAAGAAGCTGCACCGCTTCTCCTACTACATCACCCAGCACTTGCCGGTCGCACCGGAAGCGGTCGGCTCCTAGTCCTTTCTGGCCAACTGGCCCCGGCTTCGGTCGGGGCCGCTTTTTCACCAAGACCAATAAGCGAGCTATTCAATGGATATAGCAACTCTTCAGCCTGAGATTGATCCGGAGGCCACTGTCTGGACCGATGAGGTCATCATTCGTGGCATCAAGTCTGGCCTGAAAATCAAGGTCCGCAGCGCCGATCATCCCGACATGAAGCGCCTTGCTCACCGCCTGTCCGGCAAGAGCATCGTGCAGGGGGTGAGGAACAAGGGCGCAGATCTCGATACGGTCTATGAAACGGTCGGCCAGTCGTTCAGCGAGAGCGCGCTCGAACAGGCCATTGGCGTTTCCGTCGATTGGGAATGGGGCATCGATGAAAACGGCGAGCAGTTCGGGATTTACACATACGAGGTCGATGAAGATGGCGAGTATGTGCTGGACGACAACGGGAAGAAGGTCGTTGTCAGCGTTGAAGTCTGGGATTTTACGCCTGAGAATGCCCGCAAGCTGTTCAATGGCCTGCCCGAGGCCGTGGAAGCCGCGAACGTGAAGGCTGCGAAAGTCGAAAATTTTACCAAGGCATCGTCAAAGCCCTCGCGGAAGCGGTCTACCAAGACGCCCGCTACAACACGCCAGACCGCGAAGGCGTAACGCACGGCATGTACGAGCGGGCGTTCGGGCACGAATTGCCCGGCCCGATAGTTGACGATGTTGTCCAGATCCAATGGCCTGAGAACACCGAATACCTGCGTGAGATATTCGACCGGATCGGCACCCGACGCCCGCGCGGCCCGGAAGGCCCGGTCGGCGTTCCCCATGCCGAGGTCACGGCCTCACTGACACGGCAGGGGTTGAGCCTGACGACTTGGGAGCATGACGCACTGGACGCGATGGAAATCCGGTGGCTGGCCGCAATTCGAGAAGTGATCGCAGCAGACCGGGACCGGCATGATAAGCGCTAGGGCGTAGGTATGCCGCACTCGGCCAAAGCAGCCCGAAAGCTGGCGTCGAGCGGGTAGGGTTCAAGGCCCTCGCTGGTCATCCTGCCCACAGAGGCCGACCGAGAGGTAGCCAAGCCTGCCATGTTCGCCGTCGCCGCTGCACGGTAAAGCAGTCCGGTTCCGGCCAGCATTTCGGCGAGCATTTCATCGGCATCCTCGCCATCCACAGCGGTAATGCCGTTGCGCACAGATGACATAAGCCTTTCATTGAACATGACGCCGGAGCGCTCACCAATAACCGGGGTTCTGTTTGCCCTCAGCGTGCGGTGGTCGTTGCGATCCACCCGCCACTGCACGTCGCCAGGCGGCACGCGATAGTTACCGCCACTCATGACGCCGACAAGCAGACCGACCTCGCTGTTCATTTCGACAAACGGGTAGATGAAGCCCGCGCGGGTATAGCCTCGACCGAACGCGCGATCCGGTGCGGTGACTGTGCATCGGTCGGATCCGGTGATCGGGTCAGATGCGCGCAGGGCTTGCCACGTCTCTTGAGGCCCGCTGGTCGTCGCGCATCCAGACAGCACGGCCGCAAAGGCCAGTAGAAAAACCCGCATTTTCATCCCCTGAGTTGTAGGGGAGAAAAGCTACTCGCTGGGAGAATTGAGGGCAAGCTCGACAAGTCGGCGGATGGCCTCGGCGCGGGACGGCTGATCATCCTGCGCAAGGCGCCATTGATCAACGCGCTCTAAAAAGGCGTCGTTCACACGCATCTGAAACGGTTTGTCGAATACGCGGCCAGGGGGCCGCCCGATCCTGCTCATGAAAGGGCTTGTAAAATAGGTATTGACCAAAAGCAACAATATAGGTAAATACCAAAACGGCCCGGAAGGAAGTTGGAGCTTCCGAACCGGGCCTAACCGAAGCTGATCATTGGAGGTGATCGCCATGGCTGAGCGCCACAATACCCAAAACCCGCTTCCGAGCGAAGCCCGTCTTTGCATCGAAGACCACATCGCCATCCGCTATGAGCGCGAGGCGGCACGCCTGATCGATATGATGAAGGTCCAGGCTATCGACACGGCCATTGAAGACCTTGGCCGGGAGCTGCGGTCATGAGCGCGGTTCTGACCCTGTCTGAGAAGGGCGCTCCGTCTGTCACGTTCGACGCTTCGGACGGAAGCTTCATTGCTCGCCTTGCTGGTGCTGATGTCTTGCTGACCCGCCACGCGGCTGTCGGCCTGATGATGCGCCTGCAAAAAAGCCCTGTCAGCGAACCCGACCGGGACGCTCGACACCGCAACCATCCTGCCGCTCAAGGCGGTTCGATAACCACTTTCACGAAATTCCTCGCCGCCATGAGGAAGTTGCGCGAACACCAGAGCTTCACGGCGACCGGTGTTTGCGAAAGCAAACCCCTGTGCGCAACCGGGCTTGGCGGGCCGGTTGCCGTGGAGACGAAAAGCATGAACGCTTTAATCAAGATTGCATCGGCCAAAATCGGTGACGAAACCATCAACAGCGTGAACGCGCGCGACCTGCACAAGTTTCTCGGTGTCGGGAAAGAATTCGCGAACTGGATCAAGGATCGAGTCGCCGCCTATGATTTTGAAGGGGGTTTATCCCCTTGAAGCAAGTTTGATTGGCAAGGTCATACAACGTGCGCTATGCGTAAGGCATGGTGACGTTTGTCGATATCGCGAATGCTGAAAAGCGGATTGAAAGGTTTGCCGGTTGGGTTAGCCAGAATCCGGCAACAAGCTCCTTGTTTTTTAGCGCCCCACTGTCCATCGCCGGCGTGATCGAGCGCGGGCTAATATTGCAGGGCGTGTGTTTCCGGCGGCGTCCAGATCGTGCGGTTACGTTCGAAGTGTACGCCACCAACCCCCCGCGGCCCAAAAAGGTGCCGTTGATGAGGCTTTGTTGGCGCAGCTCGCGCCGCGGACACAGTAACTTTCGTCGCCCGCCCGGCCACGATCTGCCGTCGCGAACAGACCCAACCCACATTCATCCTTTCGGCCTGAATTGGGATACCGGTGGTGAGCGAATGCTTAAGGCGAATCTACCTCTCGCAGACAATGTGCCGTGTCTTCTCGAAACTTTCGAAGAAGCAAGAGCTTACGCCGGTGAAGCCTTTAAAATCAACAACATCGACATTGTAGAGAGACCCGAATGGGTGTATGAGCTTGACCTATGAATAAGATCGTAATTGGGACCCCAGAAGAAACTTATCGCGCCGCCGAGAGGGTGGCGCGCGATCTCGTTTGGGTGGATCACTTCCAAGGCCGGTCAACGATTGGTCTTCCGATCATTTATCCAGGTGGCACCTGTGTCGGCGTGGAGGTGGTCGCAAGGGAGGGGGGGTATCGTGTTAGCGATGGCGGACAGGCCCTGCGGGAAGTAGATGCTGTCGGCGCTACCCGCTCTTACGTTCGAGTCGCCTCACGCATGGCGGATATTGAGGCCCTGCAGGTCAAGCGGGGGGTGATATTTGTGGATGTGCCGGTCGAGCATCTAGACCGCGCGATTTGCGATGTCGCTGCAGTGTCGCAGCGTGTGGTGAGCCACATTTACGACGGACTGAAAGACGAAGAAGAGGACGAAATCGCTGCGCGTTTGCACGGCCGTCTAGAGCGTCTTTTTAGGCAAGAGCTTCCGGATAGCGCGAAGATCATTGGTCAGTCTCAGAAAGAATGGGATGTGTCGGCGGTGGTGCGCCCCGGGAACGGTGGCAATATGGCGGTATTCAATCTCGTGAGCCATCACAGCCAGTCGGTCTACAAGACAAGCGCGGCCTTTCATGACCTATCGTTGCTCCGACCGGCACCTAGTTGCGTCTCTGTTGTCGCCGACAAGGACGCGATGGGCAATAAGCTTGCGCTCCTTGCCCAAGCTGGGCGCGTGATAAGTGTGGATGACCCGGACGATAGATTTCTGAGAGCAGCAGCATGACCCGCTTAACGCTTCGTGAGGCGCTAGACTGCGGTCGCCTCGAAGACTTCATTGCGCAGACGGAATCCGAGGGCATCGGACCTGTCGGACGCGATGCCCTCGACGACGCCTTGGCTCGCGTGATCAAACAGCCGCAATCAAAAGATCAAACATCGCATTCTCCATCGCGCGGTGGTTCGAGCGGAAAGTGAACTCGCCAAGGTAGCGCGACATATGCGTCCGCGAGATATGAATGTGCGTGCCCGCGACCGACTTCTTGAACAGACGCCAGAATGTTTCAACGTTGTTCGTGTGATGGTTGGCTTGCTCCCGGTAGTCATACCGCGCCCATTCCTTCCGGCTGTGCGTCACAGTGCCGTGCTTGTAGCCATCAGCGTTCAGTAAGCCATAGCTCATCAGCTCGTCAGTTGAGACGACAGCGCCTTTTTCGACCTGTTCATTGACGACCTTGCGCAGCGTGTCTTTTTTCACGTTCGGAATGACGACGGTACGGATCGCGCCGTCACGTTCTTTCAGGCCCATGACAATGGTCTTGCCTTCCGCACCGCGACCGCGCTTGCCGGGGCGGTGACCGCCAACATAAGTCTCATCCAGTTCGACATGGCCTTGCAGCAGCTCGAAGCTGTCAGCCTTGCTCATCAGATCGCGGATTTTCTGGCCCATGCGCCATGCGGTCTTATAGGTCACGCCAAGCTGGCGCTGCAGCTCTTTGCCAGACACACCGTGACGGGTGACGACAAACAGATAGATCGCATAGAACCACAGCTGCAGGGGCGTGCGGGTGTCTTCAAATACGGTCCCGGCTGTCGGGTAGAGGTGATCACCGCAGGCAGCACAGGCATAGGCGCGACGGTCACTCATGCGGTGAAAGGTCGCTTCAACACCGCACTTCCGGCAGGTGTGCTTCATGCCGTAGCGCACTTCCATAATGTGCGTCAGGCAGGCTTCGTCATCAGGGAAGCGCTTGAAGAATTCGCGAACAGTCATTTGAGCGGTCATTGCCTTGTCTCCTTGGCAATAACCTACCACTCACCGTACTTGTGTCAAGGGGATAATCCCCTTTTGAAGAGGGGCGCGACTTTGAGGTTTTTGCCAATTCTGGCGAAAACTCCCGAGGCGGGCGTCCAGCCAAGGAATACGCGATCAGCCTCGACATGGCGAAAGAGCTGTCGATGGTCGAGCGCAATGAGAAGGGAAAGCAGGCTCGCCAGTATTTCATCGACTGCGAGCGTCGCGCGAACCGTGACCCGGTGCAGGTTCTCAATGACCCGGAAGCGATGCGCGGGCTTTTGCTGACCTACAGCGAGAAAGTGATCGAGCTGGAGGCGCTGACTGACGAGATGCGGCCGCAGGTCGAGGCTCTGGAGCGCATTTCGGTAGCAGATGGGTCGCTTTGCATCACGGACGCGGCCAAGGCTCTTCAAATGCGCCCGAAAGACCTTTTCGGTTTCCTGTCGATGAATGGCTGGATCTACAAGCGCATCGGGTCAAGCCACTGGGTGGGCTATCAGTCGAAGACGCAGCAAGGCCTGCTGGAACACAAGGTGACGACGGTCCTCACCGCGAATGGTGATGAACGCATGACGGAACAGGTGAGGGTGACTCCGAAGGGCATGACCCGGCTGGCGCAACTCATCAAGCCGGCCCTCAAGGCCGCATAACAAACTGAAAACGCCGAACAACTGAACAGCCCCGCCTCGCAGCGGGGCTTTTTCATGGCCGCTCGTCACAGGGCGGCTTTTTCATGCCCGGAGGGTAGCCAATGGATGTCGCAGAACTGGGCTTCCGCATCCAGTCGCAAGATGCCGTCACGGCTGAAAGGCGTCTGGACAATCTCGACCGGACATCGACCCGGCTGGAAACCCGCGTCGGCAGCCTGGTGCGTTCGGTTGGCGCGCTTGGCGCTGCCTTCGGTGCGGCTTTCTCTCTCACCTCCTCCATTGCACAGGCTCGCCAGCTCGACGCGGCGATTGGTGAGCTTTCCACGCTCATTCCCGGCGCGACCCGTGACCTGGTGGCCATGACGGAAGCGTCGCAGGCGTTCGGGGCCTCGTTCGGCACCGGCACCCGTGCGCAGGCGCAGGCATTCTATGCGGCTGTCTCCGCTGGCGCGACGGATAGCGCGGAAGCGATTGCCCGCGTGGATGCTGCGAACCGATTGGCCATTGGCGGCGCTGCCGAGCTGACCGGCTCGATTGCGATCTTGAACGCGGCGACGAACGCTTACGCGGACGAAAACCTCACGGCTGCGGACGCCTCGGACATCCTTTTCACGGGCGTTCGAACCGGCGTCACGACCATCAATGAGCTGTCCGCCGGTCTTGGCCGCGCGATCCCGATTGCGAGCGCGCTGGGCATTGGCCTTGATGAGCTGGTTGGCGCGACCGCAGCCCTGACCACACAAGGTCAATCGACCGAGCTTGCCGTCACCGGCATCCGGGCCGCGCTCAACGCCACGCTGCAACCATCGCAGCAAGCCGCAGAGCTGGCGCGTGAGCTGGGCATCGAATTCAACTCCGCCGCCGTCGAAAGCATGGGCTTCCTCGGCTTCATGCAGCACGTCGCAGAACGCACAGGCGGAAGCCGTGACGCCCTGACCACGCTGTTTGGATCGGTCGAGGCTGGAACGGCGGTTCTCTCGCTGGCCGGGCAGGGCGGTGTTCGCTTTGCGCAGATCATGGACGAAATGGCGGATCGGGCCGGGGCGGCTGACCGTGCATATGAAGACATGGCCAAGCGGGTATCGACGCGATGGAACGTGGTTATGGCCACAGCGTCGGAGCGCGCTGAACGGTTCGGCATGACGTTGCTGTCTGGCATCGTTCCCGCCGCTGAAGAGGTGATCAAGGTTCTGACCGGGGCGGAAGACGCCTCGCTCGCCCTTGAGATCGCCATGAAGGCGGCTGCGGTCACGGCTGGCGTCCTGATGGTGCAATCGGTCGGCAGCGCCGCTGCGTCCATGATCGTGGCATCTGGGGCGACGGGTGTTTGGGCCACCTCGCTACAGCTTCTAACTGTCCGCGGCGGCGCGGCCATCGTGATGAGCCAGGCACTTGGCGCGGCAGTTCGCTTTGCTCTTGGTCCGGTTGGGCTGATGATCACGGCGGTGGGCTTGCTCACGGCTGCATGGGTTGCGCACCGAACACCGGTCCAGCAGGTCGAAGCCCGGTACGCTGACCTTTTCGCCCGCCTGCAAGACGTAGAAGATATTCAGGACCGAATGCGCGGGGCTTCGCTTCAGCAGTCCCGCGTTCTCCTTGCAGAGGCCGAGGCAGCGCAGGCGGCGGCAGATGCAGAGGCCAATCGGGCGCTCGCACTCGAACGCATCAACGTCGCGCGCGCACAGGCCATGTTTGACGCCTCTACTGTTGACGGGCGGGGATCGACCAATCGGGCGGCAGCGGCGCGTGAATTGGCTGCTGCGCAAGCAAGTCTAGCCTTGGCCGAAGACGAGTTCTTTGAGCGCCGTCTACGCGCCGCCGGCGCGACCGAAGAGCTTCGCGGACAAGTCGCCTTGCTGCTTGTCGAGGAACGCAACCGGGATCGGGAACGCCGCAGGGCGCGAGATACGACAATTGCCCTCACGGCGGCAACGGAGGAGGAGGTCGAGGTTACAGAACTTGTGATCCGCAAGGTTGAGGGCCTGACCGACGCTCAGAACGAAGCCAAATGGATCTATGAGCAGATCCACGCGCCGGCTGAACAGTACCGCACCACGCTTCTCGCGATCAATCAGCTCCTGGACGAAGGCCAGATCACGCAAAGCCAATTCACCATGCGCATGCGTGAGGCTCAATCGGCCATGCTGCAAGCGTCGGTCGATAGCGGGCAGGCGTCATGGATCGACGGCATTCTGGCCGGGCTCGATAAGGTGGCGATCCGGTCGCAGAACGTCGCTTTCGCCATGCGGGATGCATTCGGGTCGGCTGCACAGTCTATTTCGCAAGGCTTCGGGGATGCCATCGGGCGGTCCATCGTGTTCGCGGAAGACCTTGGCGGCGCGCTGATGAATGTGGCCCGCAATGCGGTTGCACAGCTCATTTCGTCTTTCGTCCAGCTCGGCATTCAATGGCTGGTCAATCAGGCCATCGGGCAGAGCATCGCGACTGCCGCCACGGCGGCATCGGTGGGGCAGGCAGCAACCGTTGCGGCCGCATGGGCGCCCGCCGCTGCTGCTGTCTCTCTCGCGAGCTTTGGCGCCAACTCTGTCCCGGCAATGGCGGGAATGGCTGCGGCGTTCGCCCTGTCGCAAGGCATGGCCGCGCTTGGTGGGCTTCCCGGCCTCAATTCGGGCGGCTCGATCATGATTGGCGGCAATCCTGGCATCGACAAGAACGTCATGAGCATCAACGGATCGCCGGTCGCTCGCGTCGGTCAGGGCGAACGCATCGACGTGATCCCACGCAACGCCTCCAATGACCGTGGTGCCAATGACAGCGGGGGCAAGACCGTGATTGTTGCGGACATGCGCGGCGCCCTCATCACCCGTGAGGCGTTTGAAGACGTGCAGCGGTTGGCTGCGTCCACTAGCGCGCGCGTCGAAGATATGGACGCCAATTTCGATAACCGCGTTGTGTCTGGCCAAGTCGAACGCGCGCAAATGGGGGTTATCTGATGGCCACTCCTAAAGAGCTTCCGGCCCTGACCTATATGCAATCCGCTTCGTTCGACATCCACCGCTATAGCGAATACGGCGATGGCGGCGGTCTTGGCCAGACGATGGAGCCGTTCGACCCGGAATGGCGGGCATCCTTTCGCTTTGCGGGCTTTCCGACGCGGGCAGATCGCGACGTGTGGCACAGCTTCCTTCGCTCGCTGCGTGGTGCCAAGATCCCGGTACTCGTCTTTGATCCGGCCCGCCGCGTCCCTCTTGAGCACTATGACGGCGAAGGCAAGCCGCTGGCGTCTGGTAGTCCGTGGGGAGCGCCGAACGTTGCGGACTATGACCGGGCAGCGTCCACTTTCGATCTTGAAGGATGGACGGCCGGCCAGCAGCTTCGGGCTGGGGATTATTTCAGTTTTCAAGACACAAGCGACCGCTGGCACCTGCATGTGCTTACCGCAGACGCGCAAGCAGACGGGTCGGGCGACGTGACGGTGACGGTCGAGCCTCGCCCGGCGCGCGGTCTGACACATGGCGACGCCACATTGCGCGTCCGCGACGCCTGCTGCCAAGCAATGGTGAGCTGGAACCCGCAAGATTTCCAATACGGCGGCAACAACGCCTCGCCATTCTCCATCGCATTTTCCGAACGCGTCAGGGACTTCATCTGATGGCCAAGTCATTCGACAGCACGACGCAGACACTTCTGGAAGCCGGACACGTCCAGTTTCGCTATCTTGCCAAGTTCTCGCTGACCTCTGGCACATGGTATCTGGGCAATCATCGCCCCGGGGAGCTCATTTCGTGGGATAGCCAGAACTGGATCGGCGTCGGCCAGCTTGCCCAAATCAGCGATTTGCGCACCGCGTCCGGCCTTGCAGCGGATCAGGCCACTATCACCGTTGACGCGGCGCTACTGACTGAAAATCTCGACGATTATTCTGATGAAACCTCTGACCTTCGCGACGCGCTTCGCGAGGATATGGTCAATCGCCGGGTGGACATTTGGGAGCTGTACGAAAACCCCGATACTGGCGTTGCGTCACGCGGCATCAAGCTCTTCGCAGGCCCCGTTGAAAGCAAGTCCATCGAACTCAAATCCGGCAAGGTGACGATCAAGGTTCGCTCGAACCGGCAAGCGCTGGGATGGGCAACGGGCCGGACTCGTTCGGACGCTGATCAGCAACGCATTGACACGGATGACCGGTCGCTTCGTCACGCCTCTAAGGTCGCTGCCCGAAACGGTAAGCTGCCCGTTGGCTACAACCCCTCACAGTCAGGGACGCGCACCGGGTCGAGTGGCGGTGGCCGCTCTGATCCGGGCAGCTCTTTGCAGCTCTACTGAGGCACCGAACATGGTTGAACAAGTCGCGCGGCTTTCTGATTGGAGGCCGCGATTTTCGTCCTACCTGATCGACGTTGCGTTCAAACCCTTCGCATGGGGCGAAAACGATTGCGCGATGCATCCCGGAAACGCCGTTCTCGCCATGACCGGCGTTGACCTGGTAGCGGACTTCCGAGGCCGGTACTTCACCGAGCTTGGGGCAACCCGCGCACTCATCAAGTACGGCGCGGGCGACCTTGCCTCAACGCTTGCCCAGCGCCTGCCTGAGATCGATCCGCGCGATGCCGTTTGCGGCGATGTCGTGATCCTCGACGGGCCGCTCGGCGCTACCGGGGGCCTTCGCCTCAAAACCTGCATTTCTGCTGTCACGCCGAACGGGACGCGTCCTTACGCCCTCGATCTGGTCACGCGCGCCTTCCAAGTCGGAGTTCGCTAATGCCTCCTGCCGCGCTACTCCTAGCATCCCCGGCCTTGCTCCTCGGAGGCCTTGCGGTTTCCGCTATTCGGTCAAAGCTCAAGACGCCTGGTGCCAATGAGGTCGATCGAGGCTTCGATCTCTCCCGCAAGCTGGACGCCAACTATCCGCGCGAGATTGCAGTCGGACGTTTCGCGACCGGCGGCTCGGGCGTCTATGACACGGTATCGGGAGCTGAGAACCAATACGTCTGGCGCGTCACGGCCCTCTCCGACTACCTGATCACCGGCATCGAGGAAATCTGGATTGATGGCCAGAAGGTCACGCTTTCTGGCGACCCGCTGTCCGGTTGGGTCAATGTCACGGACTATCTGACCAAGGAAGACGACTCTCCAACCATCAAGTTTCGGATCATGTCCGGCACGGAAGATCAGGTGCTTGACAGTGAGCTTGCGGCTGCTGCGGGAGAGGGGTCATACGGCGGCGAGCTGACATCAGACGACACCTTCGCGGGCATGGCCATTGCTATCATGCGCTGGGAATTCAGCCCAGATGACAACATCACGTCCGAGCCGAGCCAAATCGTCTTTGTGGGTGATGGTGCTCCGGTCCATGACCCGCGCTACGAGGGCAGCGACCCGGATGACGCCAGCACATGGCCGACTGATACAGACGCCCGGTTCAACCCCGCTCTGATCGCGGCACAAGCAATCCGTGGCTGGAAGCGCGGCGGGGAAGTCATTGTTGGCGCTCACGGCATCGTGTCAGCCGATATCCCGGAAGCGGATCTGGAAGACGCGGCGGACATCTGTGACGAGAGCGTCGAGACGGATGACGGCACGGAGAAGCGCTACCGCTGCGGGGGCATGATCCGCATGGACAAAGGCAGCGGCATTCGCCCGTCGCTGGAAAAGGTCATGGCGTCAATGGATGGCGACCTGATCGAAGTCGGAGGGACGTTCACGATCCTGCCCGGCGCCGACCGGACGCCAGAGCACACATACGACATTCGCGCTATGGGCGGTCGCCTTATTTCGATGGACGAGCACGGCGCGGCAACGGCCCGGTATAACGAAACCGGCGCGAACTTTGTCGACCCTGACAGCGCATGGGAAATGCAAGACCTCCCGGCCTATGCGCCGTCTGCTGACCTGACAGCGGACGATAGTCGTCACCGGGTTCAATCCCTTGGGCTGGACTTCGTTTATTCGCGCTTTCAAGCGACCCGCATCCAGATTGCCAAGCATGAGCGCGCCCGCCTCGCAGGCACCGCGACATTTGAACTGCCCCTGATCGCGATGCAGTCGGAGCCGGGTGACTGGATCACCGTCACTGATGGGCAGACGGGCCTTTCCTCCTCGGTTTGGGAAGTCCAGACAACATCGCGCATCAACACGCGCGACCGTGGAAGCCGGGTCATCATCCAGGCTCAAGAGATTTCGGTTGACCCGTGGGCTTGGGACCAGACCGCCGCTGATGGCGTGGACAACCCGACCCCGCCTACCTACCCGATAGGCGAAATACCCGATCCGGCGGTTCCAGACTTGACCCTGACCGCTGTTTCTGTTGAGGGCGGCGGCACGACGCTTCCGGCTATTCAGGCCGCGTTCTCTGTCGCGGAAAGCCCGCTCGAAACCCATATTGAGTTTGAGTATTGGCCAACAGATGACGATGAGGAAATCCGCTCGACCCGGTGCCTCAAGTCGGCAGGTCAGCGCGTTCTGGTTGAGGGCGTCGCGCCTGGCACGGAGTATTCAGTTCGCGCCCGCCTGATCGGCGGCACGCGGGTTGGCCAATGGTGCGACGCTGAGACGGTCACAACTTCGGATGGTTTTGTCTCGACCCGTGCGGTTGGTTCCGTCACGCAAGACGATATTGACTCGGCCCTTGCCTTCCTTGCGTCGGCCAATCCAGAGCTGGCTGCGGGGCTGGCAACACTCACCCAGGTCGGCGCGATCAATCGCGTGTTCGATCCGCTGTTCCAGCTAGGCATCCGGGACAATGTGTCCAACACCGCGCCGCTGTCCCTGATTTCCGGTGACCCCAATGCGCTCGCAGCGGAATTGTCGGTCGGCACGGGTGAAGTCCTGGACATCATCTTCAAGCCCCGTTTTGAGTTGCGCCCGGAATCCCGTCTGATGGTCGGGGGCGAGGTCACGCTGACCGGGCCGCTTTCGCAGGCGGCGCTGCAAGTTCGCTTCTTCGACGCCGATCTGGCTGAAGTCGGAACGCCTGTCGAAGTGGCGACCGCCGCGACCGGCGAGCGGGCGGAGGGGTTCCTCGAGGCGGCTGATATTCCCAATGGCGTGCGATGGGGGCAGCTGGAGGTCGTTTCGACTTCAACCGCTGCCGGCACGGCGCGCCTGCAGGTTCATGAGCCGTTTGTCGCCTATGCCGGCCCGAACCAGGCCTCCGTCGAGGCCTTCCGGGATCCGCAGGACGAGGCTGTTGGCCGTATCATCGCGCAAAGTCTGGTCGATCAGGCCCGGGTCTTCGAGATCGAAGGGCTGGTGTATGAGACGGCAGTCTCTCGCGCGGCCGTCCTGGTCCTGCAAGAAGTGACAGCCAATGTCGCCCGCTACCAGACCTCGGTGACCTATGAGGGTGCGGACGGCGTGACCTATGCGCTCTCCGAGCTTTATGCGGCGGATGGCGTCAGCCGGATATTGAACATTGCGGGCGTGATTGCCTTCGCCAATCCGGATGCGGGTGGCGATGGTGTCACGGTGGCGATGGAGGTGCGCGACGCGATTGTGCACATCCTCAAGGAGCTGCGTCTTGATGATGATGCGGCATTCACCTTCTACGACAGTGGCACCCCTGACGTTTTGCGTATCTGCATCGGCAAGCATCCGGTGTCGGGCGACGTCGGGATATGGCTCTACGATTCCGATGGCGTCGAAATGTTCGAGGCCGATGTCACAAACGAGGTCTTCAACATTGCGCCGCGTATGATGCCGGTTGGCTCTGTTGTGGGCGAGGGGTCCGGGACGCTCGCAGCCACGACAATCTGGGCCAGCGCGTGCGCGTCGGGCGAGTGTGTGCCAACAGGAACCAGCGATTTTGACAACCTGTCAGTGACAACCTCTGTCTTTAATGGCGAGCCGGGTGCGACGGTCGAAGTTCAGTGCATCGCCAACTATCTGGCAACTGCCGATATTTTCCGGTGGCAGTATTACAAGCACTATCTCGACCTGCTGGAATCAGATGGCACGCTGATCTCAACCTTCTATTCCGCAATCGGTGAGCACTCTGCTGCCGAAACCGTCAACTCGGCATCAGCCAACATGGTCTCCGCAGGCCGCGCGCTCACAAAACCTATCATCGCGTTCGGCGCCGTGACGCTCCCCAGCCTGGTATCTGGCAGTTATGACGCGAGCGGCTACAAGGCGCGCTGGCGCTGGGCCGCCGATGACGATGACGTGACAGCGTGTTCCGAGGGCGTGAACCGCGACGGCGGAAATCGGGACGCCACCATTGCCGCAAGGATCAAGGCCGAAGTTCTCGGGCTCTGATCCAGCATTTCAATCAATTCGGAGCAATCCGCCCTGAACCCCAGGAGCCTTTGTCGTGGCTGAAATCGCCTATCTTTTCCACAAAGACTATCTGACCGACGAGTCGGGGCAGAAGTATTATGCTTCGCCTTATCTCGCCCGGGTGCAGGACACGGATGTCCAGAGTCGCATTGATGCGCTCGCATCCGGGTGGGTGACGAACGTCACTGCACTGGAAAACGTGCCCGGGCAGCTCTCGGATCTGGCTGCTCTGATCGCGACCGCAAACGTCGCATACACGACCAAAGCAGTGATGGATGCGGACGACACACAGGATGATGGCACGGTTGCCCTCGTCTTCAATGACAGCACAGCGTCCAATAACGGGCTCTACTTGTTTACTGTCGGGTCGCCGGGGAGCTGGTCAGCCACGACATTGCAACTCGCATCAGCCTCCGATCTGGCCGCCAAGGCCGATGCGACCCGTGCGATCAGTGCAGCGGGACTGGCCACCGGCGGCGGCGACCTGTCTGCTGATCGAACAATCACGGTAGCCGAGGCATCCGCCAGCGAAGCCGCTGCCGGGACTTCCGGCACAACAGTTTTGACGCCTCGGCGTGGCGTGACGACCGCCGAGGCCGCCATGGCAAGCGCTGGGCTCGCAAAAAATGACGTCGAGGATGTGTGGCAGGTCCTGACTGATGATCTGTATCGGCTCGCGGGCCTTGATCCGAACGGCAATGGCTGGTGGTTGGACCTGATCTATAGCGTCGGCGAGCGGGCCTATGGTTTTTTGTCGGCAGATGGCGCGCTTCTTTTTGAGGTCAATGAAGATTTGGGCTCTCAAAGGGGCGCGCTGGACGCTCAGCGCTTCGCGCATGGCCTCACACACCTGCCGGTGATTGCCGGTGAGGGTGCGATCGATAGCGTGACTGTCTCGGCCGAGTTCTGCCAGTTTCGCCGCGATGGCCTCGCCATGGTGTCCCACTTCACCGGCGATGCCTATGCCCCGATCCTTCTGGATGGCCCGGCCTTCGAGCTGTTCGAGACAGATGGTCGCTCCTGGATGGTCCGCGACAGCAATTATGCCAGCGAGTGCGATGTGTTGGACGATACGGGCCGCACCCGCTTTGCCGTAGAGCGCCTGGGCCGGGCCCTGACCACGACGCAGCGCGCCATCGCCAGCAACGCGACCGTGACCGATCAGCCCTATCGCAAACGCTCCTATTCGGACGATGAGAGCATCGAGGACTTTTACCGTCAGGACTGGTCGGCGGAGTGGACGCTGGGCGGGATTATCGCCGCGCTTGTCGATTTGCGCCGCGCCGAGTTCAACCTGGCGCGCCCGCAACTCATTCATGCGTCGTGCGGGCAGGGTGGGCAGACGCCTGACAAATTCCTGCCAGAGGGCTCAAGCTATACGGCCGGTGAAACCACGGTCAACGCGGCATTGGTGGACGGCAACACGCATTACCTGTGGGCGGCGAATGTAAAGCTGCGGTCAGAAATCCAAAGTATTCTGGCAGACACTTATCGCCGTGACCCGCAGACCTATACGCATCTGGTCACGGCTTTTTCGCCAGATTCGACGGTCGCGCTGGAGGAGGCTTTTCTCGCCGAGTATCGCACGCAGCAGGATGCGCTGGGACTTGGCACGCGAAACATTTTCTGGATTCCGAATGTGGAGCAGGTCGACAGCCCTCAATTGACGGCCGGCGCGCAGGGTCTGGTCAACTTCTGCGACACCAATACCAGCGGTGCTGACTGGCTGGCGGCGGCCGGCCATCCCTATCCGCTGGATGATCGGACACACCGGACCAGTTGGTCGAATGTCGCCCTTGCCGAAGTCGTCGCCCTTGCTGTGACCTATGTCGAGCGGTTCGGCGATTGGGCGCCACCGCAGCTTGATCCCACGAGCGTGTCAATCGACGGCGCGGACCTGTCCATCGCGGTGACCTCGCCGCGACAGACCACGGGCACGTTGCAGACCGAAAGCGAGCGCATGCCGGCGCGCGCGGATCTGGGTTTCAATTTGCTGGAGGGCAGCACCGAGCTGGTTTCGTCCGTTTCGGTCAGCGGCAATGTCGTGACCATCACGGCGACCGAGGCCCTGGCGGGCAAGAATCTCGAACTGAATTACGCGGCGCTGCCCGCACCCGGCTTTGATTACGAAAACGCGCCGGACGGAACCGTGAACACGCCTCAATATTCGAGCTGCTACGGCAAGCTCTATTTCGACGGCGTGGACGCGCCTGTCGTGCTGAATGAGCCGACTGTGAAGCATTTCGTGCCGGCCACAATTTTCGACATCTCTGCCTGACCAGGAGGGCGTCATGCCTGATATCACACTACGATCAAATGCCCCCGTTGCAATCCGCGGCTTTCTCCCGCCTGCCCTGGGCAATGCAGCGCCGCTGGCGCTGAACTCATCTGCCGTTGCGATGGTTGTTGCAGATACGTCGAGGGTGACGCTTGTCGATGATGAGGTGTCAGTGCTGGACAATCTGGTCCCGAACGGGCCGGACTTCATCCAGACTGTCACCGCCGAGCGTCCCAACTGGGCGACAGACGCCGATCTCGGGCGGGAAACGATGCAGTTCGTGTCGTCAACCAAATCCAATCTTTTGCTGAACCGTGACGGCGGGTTCAACAGCGCTCAGGCCCACACCTTTTTTGCGATCGCGAAGAAAACGCAGGGAACCGGGGATGCCGACGAAGTTATCCTGGGCTTCTTTGACGGCGGCTCCGAACGGTCGGCGCTGCTGTATCGCTCGACAGCGAGCAATAGTGTCCAGCACTGGTATGGTTCGGCCAGCGGATCGGTGACACCTCAGCAATCCTATGTGGATGAGGAGTGGAACCTGATCATCGGCAGTTATGACGGCTCGTCCGAGGTTTCGGTTTCCATCAATGGCGCTGCTCCGACCACGCTTTCGGCGACCATCGACCTAGTGGCCAACACCGAGATTTACCTTGGTCAGCCTGGGCTGGACGGCGGTGACACGTTGGCCCCTGAAGCCTCTATCGACGCTGCTGGCGTGTTTACCCTGGATTGCTTCGGAAGCGCTGACGAGGAGGTTGCGCTATTGGCGGACATCAAAGCGTTCTGCACGGCCCGCATGGGCGAACTGATCACACTCGCATGACCTGGCTTGGCCTCGACCTGCCTGCCACGCCGCTCGGCTGGGCAAACCTTGCCGCCTATTTCTGGGCGTTCATGGCCTACATGGTCGCGTGCGTAGCGGGGGCAAGGGCGCTGCACAGGGCCTATGACCGGCCGCCTGCCGCGCCTCTTTGCCTTGTCGTGGATGCCACGCGCTGGGTGTTCGGTCGGCCGATGTCCTCTCGCGAATGGCGGTCGCGTGACTTTGTGGCGCTGGGGGTGTTCGGGACCGCTTTCGGAAGCCTGATCGGCGCGCTCCGAACCGCGCAATTCCTGCTTGAATTTTCATGGCGCAAGCTGGGGTACGCGGACAGCCTCGAGCAGGTGATGCCTCACATCCTGCTGGCGTCTGCGCTGATAATCCTACACTGCGGCACGGCGCTGCGCTTCGAAAAGGAGAAGGTCTAGATGGCTGACCTTTGGCATCGCTTGTCCGGCCTGTTTGCGGACATCATCACCATGGCTGTGATTTCGGCGCTCGTGACGCCGGCCGCCATCCTGGTCATTCCCGGTGCGCAGCGCTCCATCCCGTATCTGCTTGGAATGTTCGTGTTCGGCATCGTTGCGGGCATCACCGCGCACCAAGCGCCGTTTCTGCCAGACTGGACCGAATGGGTCGCGGTCTTGCTCGGAGCCGTGTGCGGCCCGCCCACGGTGGCGAAACTGCAAGGCAAGACGATTGCCGAAGCCATAGCGGAAATCCGGTCGATGAGATCGGAGGGCGACTCTGATGGATAAGCTCCTGCGCAAGCCCTACACCTTCCTGTATCGCGGGACCGGCTCGCCCATGCTTCGCCAGGCGGTGAACCTCTATGGCGTCGAAGAGCTGGCCGGTATGGCGAACAACCCGGTTATTCTGGGCTGGGCCGAAGAGGTCGCGGCATCGGACAATGTCGGCGCCTGGCTGGCTGATTTCTATACCGAGGACTCGGTGCCGTGGTGCGGGCTTTTCACCGCGGTCTGTGCGGTCCGCGCCGGGGCTCAGGCGTTCAACAAGTGCCTGGCCGCTCGCGAGTGGCTGCACTGGGGCGATCAGGTCGAGGATGGCGATGCCGGCCTCGGCGATGTGCTGGTGTTCTGGCGCGGCGATCCTGCCGGCAAAAGCGGGCATGTCGGCCTGTATGTCGGCGAGAGCGCGGACGGTGAGTTCTATCACGTCCTGGGCGGCAATCAGGGCGATGAGGTGTCGATCGTCAAGATCCCGGCCTATCGCCTGCTCGGTGCCCGGCGCCAGCCAGGCGAGGGTGGGCATGGCCAGCGTGTCATCGAGGGCGGCCGGGTGACGGAGGGCGAGGCATGATTTGGCGCATTGTGGGCATCGCCTCGGCCGGCGCCGCGGCTGGCATTCTCTGGCTGACCTTCATTGGCGTGCCGTTTGTTCTTCCGTCCTATCTGGAAGTCCGGGCAGACCTTCGCCAGGCACAGGCCGATCTGAAAGCCCATCGTGAGAGTTTCGACACGTCCGAAACCCGCCGCGATGAAGAGGGCATGCAGTGCCTTGCCGCTGTCGAAGCCGAGCGGAACTACTGGATGGCCGAAATTGAGCGCAGGGACGCCCGGCAGACACGATTTGACCGGGCCGGGACACAGGAGCCGCAAAATGACGAGACGCCTATCAGCGAGCCGCAGAGCGGCCTTTGCCCTGGTTATGACTTCGTGTCTGCTCGCGAGCTGCACGGGACTGCGAGCGATCGGTCAAGCCCCGCAGCCGGAACCGGTTCGGATGGACCCCCGGATTTGCGCGGCGAGCGACCCTAAGCCTGCCATTCCCGATGATGCCGGCATGATCCGCCCTCCCAAATCGAGCCCGCTTTACGGCCCGGCCCTGCGCTATTTCGGCTGGGTCGAAGATGTTGGCGCGTGGGGTGATCGTGGCTGGGCTCTGGTGGCTATCGCGCGGGAACGCTGCGCTGATCTGGTCTCCAGTCAGGAGGGCGATTGATGCCTGCAAAGCCACTCTCACAAGAGCAGGCGCAAAATGCCGTCTCGCTGGTCGAGGATTGTCTGAAAGAGGGCTTTGCGCCACCCTCCACACCGCGCGCTGGCATGGCGGCAATAACGGAGGCAGGCAAGCGCTTACAAAAACAAAGCGGGTTGTCACCGAAAAGCTTCTGCACCCGCCTCACCGTGGCCCGCGAACGATACGGGCTAGAGCCTGACTGGTCCCTCTGGCGCGCACCGCAATATCAGCAGTCGAAGGGAACCAAGCACAGCCCGAATGCTCGAGACCCGATACCTGAAAGCGTCAGGGAACGCGAGGGCGAGCCGATCCGTGTGCTGGTCATTGGGGATGCCCATGATGACCCGCGCCACCCGGACAAGGCGCGCTTTGAGGCATTCGGGCGCATGGCCGCAGAGCGCAAGGTTGACCGTGTGGTGCAGATCGGGGACTTCGGCACCTGGGACAGTGTAAGCCGCCATGAAGACCGCAGCACGATTGCAGGCCGGGCGCTGCCCTCATTCGAGGATGACATGGCGTCATGCCGGATGGCCCTGATGGCGTTTCAGCGGGGACTGGACACCTACCGCTGTGACCTTCATATCCCGCTGGGCAACCATGAAGACCGGGTTCGGGTCTATGAAAACCTGCACCCAGTTATGGAAGGCGGCATGTATCGCCGCTTGCTGGAGATGTTCGAGCAGTACCGCTGGCAGACCCGGCGTTTTGGCGAATTCCTGTTCATCGACGGCGTGGGCTTCACGCATGTCCCGCTCAACATCATGGGCCGCCCCTATGGCGGCAAGAACCCTGAGAACCAGATCGGCAATGATGCGACGTTTTCCATCGTCTACGGACACACGCACAAGAAGGTGGTGAAGTCGGTTCCCAAGATCGGCCCCATCAATCAAATCAAGGTGGTCAATGTCGGCTGCGCGCTCCCCTTCGGCCATGTAGAGGACTACGCCAAGCTGTCTACAACCGGCTGGGATTATGGCGTGATGGAATTGAGCATTCAGGGCGGGCAGGTCATATCGGAGAAGTGGTTCGATATGCTGGAAGTTCTGGACCGCTACGGCGACCAGCAATGCGCCGCCTGATCAATCGCTTCAAGCAGTGGCGCTATGCCCGGCAGAGGGCGAAGTGGCGGCGGCGGGTTGGGATAGTCCCGCAGGCCGGGCGCGGATCGTGGCAATCGTGAAATGCGGGAGTGCTGATCCCGATCTGCAAGGAATTTCTGTCCGGTTATCCCCGGCATGGTGCCATATGAGGCACTGATGGCCGGTTATGTGGCCGGTTCGCATTCTCTCCGGTGTGTGTATTGGGTGGGATCGCATCAGGGGGCCGTTTCGGCGCTCTTTGTGTCACGACCTTTCAAGCGCTCCGCGTGGTGTCCCACCCAATTCTGTTGCCCGTTCGGGCGTGTCTCCTGTCGGCTGTCGGGCGGCTCCGGTGATCAACCCCTTGCCGCCCGTCAACCTCAAACCGCGCTCTACCTCTTGAGCTACCGACCGCGCAAATGCCCGGCATTAATCGAGTAGCGAACTCGACCGTTCGGGCTGGCTTCGATGCCAGCATCTCGGGGTGTGGACGCTCTTACCATTGAGCTACCGCCGAAACGGGAGGGATTCGAACCCCCAACCTTCCACTCTCTTTACGCCATCTCTGGCGAAACTGTCGCCCGCATTCCAGAAGACTACAGGGCAGGGGATACGGAAAACCGCACCCGATGAATTTCAGCGGGTGGTGATCAACCCACCCGGCCTAGCAAGCTAGGTCTTAAAGCCCGATGCAGTGCAGAGCGGGGACGCCCAATACCTACCAGAACCAAGCAGGCAAGGGAAGCGGATCAACGCTCCTCGCGCAAGCACCGAACGCCCCGCCCGACCGGCTCATATGTCCCGTCTTCCAGCCGGAACCAATATGAGCCCTCATCCCAATAGTGATGGGTCGTCTCGATCCGGTGGCCGTTGCAGGTCAGCGTGTAGGGCTCGCTTTCGATCAGTGCGGAATTTCCGCCAATCTGCGAGATGGCGACGAGGCTGATGATGATCAGCGCGACCAGTCCCAGGGCGATGGCCCCGGCTTTAGATTTGAGATTCATTTCGCTCTTTCATGGTCAGCCGGCTATGACCTTGAAGGGCAGAGTGTTGCGGTAGCGACCAAATCCTACCCCCGCACCCAGCGTTACCGCATCTCGTCCGCCCTCCTGGTTATCTAGGAGGGCGGCGAGATCCCCTTCAACATCGACATAAACTTCGCCCCGTTTTTCGCCGGGGCTTACGATAATGGCCGTGATCAGGTTTCGGATCGCGGCGACCGCCTTGCTGCGTGAGTCAAACTCATCGCCAGTCGCAAGGGCGGTATTCATTTCCTCGACCAGCGCACGATATTGGCCCGCTGCCTCGGGGTGTAGCCGGACGACGGACGGGGCGTCAGCCTCTTCGAGTTCTGCCCGGATTTCCTTCGCGCGCAATTCTGCCGCGTTGGCCTCGTCGACCATCCACTCAGTCAGGGATCCAGCCCGCAACATCTTGCGGGCCTGTTGGACGGTCGCTTCACACTTCGCGAGCTCGCGTTCGAGCCGGGCATGATCCCTGATTTTTTTCCCTTCCAATTCCTCCATCCGCTCGCGATAGCAGGCGACGGCATACTCGACCGCCTCCGGTGCCAGCGCGCGTTCGCGCAACCCGGCCAGAACGCGACCCTCAAGCCGCTCGGCCCGAATGGTTCGGCTGTTGCTGCAATCCCCCGTGTTGCGCCGCGTCGTGCAGCCATAGCGCGGGCCTTGTGCGACATAGCCAAATGGGCCGCCACAAGCCCCGCACCGCATCAGCCCGGACAGGACACGTTTCGGCTTGCGCTGATATTCAGGGCGTGTGCTGGCGCCTGCCAATCGTCTGGCGTGGACGCGCGACCATAGATCGGCCGGCACGATGGCCAGCTCTGGCATCTCATAGCGCTGCCACATCTCCGGCGGGTTCGGGGCCATCTTCGCCCGGCCGGTTTCCGGGTTCTTCACCTTGCGCTGTCGATTGAAGACAAGCTCGCCTCGATAGAGCGGGTTGCAGAGAATGCCGTTGAGGCGCTTGGCGTTGCCGAGAAGGGTCGACAGGCCCCACCGCTTGCCGCGCGGACCGGGGACACCTTCGGCGATCAGGGCCTTCATGATTTCGCGTGGTGAACGGCCATCATCGTATTCGGTGTAGATGCGCCGGACGACTTCAGCCTCGCCCTCGTCAATCTCGCGCAGGCCGCGCACCTCACCCGGCACGGCCCGGTATCCATAGCACAGCCCGCCGGGTATGCGGCCGGAGCGGGCGACGCCTTCCAGTCCGCGCCGTGTCTTGTCGGCAAGGTCTTTGAGATACATGGCCCCGACAATGCCGCGCAGGCCGACCATGATCTCGCCCTGGCTGCCCTGCATGATCTCGCCATCACTGGCAGTTATCAGCCGGACGCCACGATATTGAGCGGTCTGGACGACAGTATGCAGATCAGCCTGATTGCGCGATATGCGGTCGAGGGATTCTGTGACCAGCGCCGTGACCCGGCCATCCCGTATCGCCTCAAGCAGTGAATGAAGGCCGGGCCGGTTGCCCATTGACGCGCCGGACAGGGCGCTATCGGAGAAGACCCGGCACAAGCCCAGCCCCTCAGCCATAGCGATAGCCTGGCATCGCGCGACCTGATCCTCGATAGACTTCTCGGTCTGCAAATCAGACGAGAAGCGCGCGTAAATTGCGGCGGTCATGCATCCCTCATCGGCGGGCATGTTGGCGCTCCGCCGCGAGTCTGGCAAGCGCGCGCACGACCTCCGCCTCCGCCGACGTCATGCCAGCGGGGATCGGGATAGCCTTCTTGGGCTTGGAGGCGCGGCGCGCGGCGATCGGTCAGCCTTTCTGGAATGGGGTGAGGGCGGCATGGGCTTGTCCGACCAATCCAAAGGACAGACGTGTATGGCCGGGGAGCGGGTCAGCTACAGGGCCTCCCGGATTGTCGCTATCGAACCCGGCATCAAGCACGGTGGCCGTCAGCAGACGGCGCGCCGCCTTCACCAGAGCATCTACGTCCTCTTGTGTGGGGGTGGCCTTCGCCTGCGTGTCCTCGCTCTCGCTGCGGGCCGCTATGATGCCAAACGGATCATCTCTCTCGACCCTCGCGGACCGCAGCAGCGTTGAAATGAACAGCCAGTCAGGCTCTTCTTTGTCGCGTTGTGGCGCTCGCTTGCGGTAACTGAACGGGTCCTGATAGGGGCTGTCACGCTGTTCCGGTGGCGTCCACCAGATCAGACCAGCCCATTCCGGGCACTCGTCTTTCGTCACAAGCCCGGTCGGGACGAGGTAGTAAAACCGGTTGGAATACCGCAGGGCGTGCTTCTGCTTTTCGAGGCTGTCTCGGCGATAGTCCGACCGCGAAACCTTGACCTCGTATCCTACCGTTGCGAACCCGCTGCTGGCGTTCGGCGTGAGCGTCCAGAAGTCTGTCCGCCGCTTTCCCCGCCATGATATATTGTTAAGAAGAAGCTCCTCGGCCGCGATCAGGTGGCGCGCCTTTCGCCGCAGGTCCGCCATGATAAGTGCCGTCATTTCCGAGTCAGACCGGCCCGGAGCGTCAGCGCAGGCAACGGAGCGAGCTTCGCGAGCCACATCATTCTCTTCATTACTGGTCATGGTGTTGACCCTTGTGGGAGCGGAACAAGTGATCTCTTTCCACGAGCGGCGTCTGACCGTTGCAGTCACACCAGACGTTTCCGTCCTCGTCCCAGCCCGTGCAGTTGTCGACGGTCACGCGGGAGCCGTCCCGGATACAGTATAGGTTGTCCCGGATGACATTCTTGAGCATGTGTTGCACGCGCGCTCGCCGCTTCAACCGCCTGCGCTCCTTGAGGCTAAGAATTGCGTTTTGGCGAGGTGCGACTGCAGGCAATGGCCGAAATTCAAGCCACCAAATAAGCAGGGACCCGACACCGACGGCCAGCAAGGCAAACAAAAAGCCCATCACCCTTCTCCTGTATTAGAGCGGAGCCATTCACTGGCGATAACCCAAGTGATGAATTCATCTTCGCGGGTTGGGCACTCGACTTCCAATGCCGCATCCGCCAGCCTCTCACGTTCTTCCGCTGCCCCTTGTGCGCGGGCTTCGGTGAGGGCGGCTGAAAACATCTCGAACCCATAGCGCGCTGCTGCCGACGCTATGTAGACATCTTCGTTCTGGTAGCCGTCTCCATTTGTGGTTCCACG